CTGGCCTCCAGCATCGTGACATGGGCGAGTGGCCGGTGGCGGATTCGTCGGGCAACACCTACCAAGCCTATCGCGATCACTTCAAGTGGGAAATTGGTCTGGTCCTTCGTGACTGGCGCTACTGCACCCGCATCGCGAACGTGGACGTGAATGCCCTGACCGGCGTGTCGGCTGCGAACCTGATCAACCTTCTGGTTCGTGCGCTCTATCGCCTGCCGACTGCTCCTTCGGGCGCGACGGCGATTCAGTCCTCCGACACCCCGGCTGTCCGTGGCAACATGGGCCGTACGGTGATCTATTGCAACCGTGTGGTTCGCACCTACCTCGACCTCCAGGCGATGAACAAGACCAACGTTCTGCTCCGCCTTGAAGAATGGGACGGCAAGGTTGTCACCACGTTCCGCGGCATTCCGGTTCGTACTTGTGACGCAATCTTAAATAATGAGGCTCAAGTGACTTAAGTATCTCATCACAAGTGGTTGACAATCTATTTGATATATGCCGTAATGGTAATGTTGAATGGGAGTTAGCCATGATACTAACACAGAGTGAGCTTCAACATCAACTTAACTACGATCCTGAAACTGGCGTCTTTACATGGAGAAACCCTCTGCTAAGAAGTAAAATGCGACCGGGTGATATTGCTGGACGAATAACACAATGTGGTAGACGTCAAATCAGAATAGCATCAGGTTTTTATTATGCTTCTAGGTTGGCTTGGTTATATATGACTGGTGAATGGCCCAAAGATCAGATCGACCACATCAATCGCAAACGCGACGACGATAGGTGGATTAATCTACGGGAAGCTAACCAAAGTCAAAACTCATATAATCGAGACTGGTGTGAAGATAGCGGTGAATGGCGTGGCATTAGATGTTGTGGTAAACAGTTTGCGGTTAGTATCGGTAATAGATATCTAGGTCTCTACAAGACTTTCGATGAAGCTAAAACTGCTCGCGATACAGAACTTGAATTGCGAGCAGGGCAATTCGCAAATGCGAAAGGAACCTTATCATGATTCGCGACAATCTTCTCCAGTTCTGCGGTACCAGCAATGGTGCAACTGGCGGTATCACCTCGACGGCAACCTACGACGCCCCGACGACCGGCACCCAAGCTGCATCCAATATCCTCGACCTCGGCGTCACCTCTGGCGTCCCCAGCTCTGCCAACGGTGGCGGCGCTCGTGACCTTGGCGTCGGTGACGATCCGTCTCTCAAGCTGTCAGTGCTTGTGGGTACGGCCTTCGCTAGCGGCACCAGCCTGCAGCTTCAGCTTCAGGGCGCTCCTGACAATGGTTCTGGCGTGGCTGGCTCCTACACCACGATGTGGACCTCTGCGGCTATCGCGGAAGCCTCGCTTGTGGCTGGCGCTCAGATCGCCAACGTCGATGTTCCCCGTGTGGTCTTTGGGCAGGCCCTGCCCCGATTCCTCAAGCTGAACTTCATCACGGTCGGCACCCACACTGCTGGCACCGTCGCCGCTGAAATCGTGGTCGACCGCGATGATCAGATCATGGGCACTGGCGGTGCCTACTCTGGCTATCCCGCTGGCCTCACTGTCGCCAACTAAAAGGAACCCTGCCAGCAGCTGTGCGTGAATCTCAATGGCGTCAGCGTTTCGTCTGGCGTCCTTACGATCAGCATGGAATGGATGGAGAATTAAAATGGCCCGATGGAAACTGATGGCAGCCCATTACCTCAACGTTGAAGGTGAGGAATGGGAATACCAAGAAACCAACCGAACAACCGGCCGACCGCAGCGGGTTAAGTTCCCCGTTCCGCGGTTGCTTGATATCCGCGATCCGGATTGCTGGACGAACCGTTGGGGCAACAAGGACAACGCCGACGGCGAAATCATTGTTTGCTACAAAGGTAAGGGCGAGTCTTCGGACATTGTCTTCACCGGCGATCCCACCCCGGACATGCTCCCGGTCGATGACGAGGCGAAGAAAATCTCTGCCTCCTATGAGCATCTGTGGAAGGCCCGGCCGGAATCGATGGCTGGTGATTTCTCGCAGTCGCTGATCGACAAGTTCCAGTCTGAAATGGCGGCTGCGTCTGCCAAGCAGGCTGAAATCCCCGGCATGGCCGATCTGATTGCCAACATCGGTAAGCTCGCCGAAAGCAATCAGAAGGTCCTTGAATCCGTCACTCGGAGGGTTTAATCATGGGTCTTATCTCCACTGGCCCCGGATCGCCACTGGCTTTTGCGTCGGCCAGTGGGGGTAAGATTTATGCCTACAACAATATCTCTGAGAACGCGGCGGCTGTAGTTGCTGCCGCGAATCAGTTTCGCCAGAAGATTATGTTTCACAATCCCGGGACGAATGATCTATTCATTGCCCCGTCGAATGTTCAAACTACAGGCTCGAATGTGGCGTTGTCTCCAACCAACGCGGCGCTTGGTGGATGCTTTCGAGTCTATGGCAACGGCGGAACCCTCGTAATTGAAGGTGAGTGTCAAGGCGCATTTCAAGCGTTCTCTATAACTGGTGCTGGTACGTCCAACCCCTTGACAGTGATGGATTCCAATGTATAAAATCCTCGCTCTCATCTTAAGCTTGTTGTCGAGCCCGGCTTTCGCTCAGAACACTCTCTGCGCCAATAAGCCTCAAGGCGATAACTCTAATGCCTGTGCCAACACTCGATATGTTGCGGATTTCTTGAATGTACCGCATACGTGGACACAACCGCAGACTTGGTCCTATACTGACACTCAGAATGTAGGGGCTGGTAATTTCTACACCCCATGGTTCTTTTCCCATACACTTGCAACAGGCGCAACGGGGTATCGCAATTCAGTTGTTGTTCAGTTATCTTCTGGTATTTCGGTCGCCGGAAGTTTTCTCGTTCCGATTGAAACCATTGCACATATCACCGCCGGTGGCTCAGGCAATGCCTTTGGATTTAATGGTTATGCTTGGGTAGATTCTGGAGCACTGGCAACTTCCTCTGCTTATGGCGGTGAGTTCAATACCGATGTGCGGCGAAACATTACTGATAAGGTTGGTTTACAACTTGTCGATGTTTCGACCTCTACCGGCGTTGGTTCTGGTCGTGATGCTGGGTTGTGGATGACTACACAAACCGGCGGTGCTGGGTATAAAAATGGCATCGAGTTCAGTGCTGGTGGCGGCGCGTTGCCTGTTAAATCCTCAGGTTCGTTGATTGTCTCTGGTGCTGGCACGGTCACCAAAGGCATTGACTGGCTCTCAACTACCTTCACCGGAAATATCATCGATGTTCCGCGTATGTCGCTGGACCCCAATGGTCAGCTATCTGTTACCCGGGCTTCCGCCGGACGCTCTCTCATTTTAACTGGGTTCACAGGTTCGGACCAAGGCGGCGAAATCCAGCAAACGAACGCTACAGGCGGTTCCAAGTTCCTGCGCGTGGCCGGAACCGGAAGCTGGCAAATTATCAACTCTGCCTATGGTGCATCTATCTTCGACATAACTGACGGAGGGATTATCTCTGTTGCCACTTGGCAGGGGAATAAGATTGCTGTAGCCTACGGCGGTACCAACTGTGCCGCTGCTTCAGGAACTTGCCTCGATAATATCACTGGGTTTTCTGGCACTGGATATATCCAGCGTACGGGTGCGGGGACCTACACTTTCTCAAGCTTGCTAACTTCGGCAGCTAGTAATCCAACCCTGTCCAGCTGCGGCGGCTCTCCGGCGATCGACAGTGGTTCGAGTTCCAACTCTGGCAAGATTACATTTGGCTCAGCCACAACTGCTTGCACTGCTACATTTGCAACACCGTTTGCAACCAACGCTTACTGCACAATCACCCCTGCTGCGCAGCCAGCAGCAGTTGCCAATATCCCATATATCTCTGCGCAATCCAAAACCGCGTTCACCATATCCGGTGGCACAGCTTCCGCAGTCTATTACTACAACTGCGGCGGAAACTAAGGAGAATCTCATGGCAAAACTTGGTACGTCTGACGGCGGTAAGCCTGAAAAGAAGGACCTTCCCTATGAGCCGCCGAAAGGACCGACGACCCAGACACGTCAGGGACCGGGACTTGGTGGAACTAATCATGGCTCTTGTGGAACACAGGGAAAGCGATAATGGACGAAGATTTCAAATCAACTCTGGCGTGGGCAAACGAACAGCTAGACGAACTTACCACCTATACGCAGACCGAAGCCTTTCGAAAGCTTACTGCCGAAGATCAAGACCTGATCGTACAACAGGCGAGTGCGCTGAATGCATACACGGATGTTCTGACAATCCGAGCAGCTAAGGTTAAGAAATGACAACCTTCACCGATATCGCCAATCGTGCGCTGCAAGTCCCCGGCACCCGTACCACGGTAACTGCACTGGAACTTGCAAACAATTCCACGAACGAAGCTATCCAGATCAACCTTGCCTACCATGCAGTTCGCAAGCGCCTGATCCGCATGGCTCCGTGGAACTGCGTGTTGAAAACGGCGAATTTGGTGTACATTACATCGTTGCCGGGAACTCCTGAGAACTCGGCAACGTCCTTTGTTGGTAAGCCTTGGCAGTCAGGCATCCCTTCGCCGCCTTGGGTTTATGAATATCAATACCCAGTTGATTGCGTGTATGCCGCTTGGATTCCGCCGGTGGATAACATCGGCTTTGGCGTTGGCATACCAGCAGGCCCGCCGGTTAAGTTCACGGTTCAGACCGATACCTTTCGGCCGGTGACTGGAGTTTCGATCAACGATGGCGGCACTGGCCATGCCGCAGGCGATATCATAACTCTGCCCGGCACTATTCAAGGCAATGCTCCAATAGGTGCGCCTGCGCAGATTCAGGTTGACACAGTTGTGGCTGGTGTCATAACTGCGGCTTCGGTTGTGAATCAGGTAATGGGTTCGGCTACGCCTAAAGGTGGCAGCTACTTCACCACTCAGACCAACCCGGTTGCTCAGGACACCACCACCGGTTCAGGCATTGACGCGAGCTTTAACCTTACCTATGGCCCGGCCAGTCCGCAGCGGGTGATACTGACCGACCAGCAATACGCCACGCTGGTTTATTGCGCCGACGTCACTGATCCAGATATCATGGACGATTCGTTTCAAGAGGCATTGGTCAAAATTCTCGGCGCGACTATTACCATTCCACTTGCTGGCGATAAGACTCTCGCTAAGATGGCAATCGAAACAGCCAATAAAATGATCGAAGAAGCTCGTGAAGGTGACGGTAACGAAGGTCTTACCATCAACGATGTAACCCCAGATTGGATCAGGGTTCGTGGTGTGGATTATCCCGATATCTATACCCAGTCGCAATGGGGCTTTAGTTGGGGCCCGCTTTGGCCAATTCTTTAAGGTAAGCCGATGCCTCATATCATTGCCCAAGCAAGCTTTAATTCCGGCGAATGGTCACCAAACCTATACGCTCGCGTTGATCTGGCGAAGTACAAAGCCGGTGCAGCGCTGCTTGAGAATTTCTTTGTGGATTATCGGGGAGGGGCCAGCACACGAGTTGGTACTCAGTATATTTTGCAGGCGTATAAGTCTGCAACTCCGGTGAGGCTTATTTCATTTCAAGCCAGCTTCACAGTCGGCTATGTGCTTGAGTTTGGCGATGGGTACATTCGGTTCTTCTATCGCGGATCGCCAATCATCGAAACTGGTGTTGCAATAACCGCAGCGACCAAAGCCAATCCCTGTGTGATAACTATCCCGGGGCATACCTATTCCATTGGCGACTGGATTTATGTTCAGAACGTTGTGGGTATGACGCAGATTAATCAGAAGTATTTTATCGTAACCGCGGTGGCTGGTAACAATGTTACCATTGCCGGGTTAAATGGAACCAACATAAACTCAACTGGATACTCGACTTATACCTCTGGCGGCATAGCCAGCCGGGTTTATACCATTGCCTCGCCTTATACAAGTTCCGACGACCTACGTTTGATCAAGTTTGCGCAGAGTGTCAACCAGATGATCCTCTGCCATCCTAACCACGAGCCTTATGTGCTGACCCTTATCTCAGCCACCAACTGGACGCTAGTTCCGGTTGTGATTGGCGCGACTATATCGGCACCCGGCACCCCCACGCTCGCAGGGTCATTCGTTTACTTCCCCGGCGCAACTCCGACGAATTATTCCTACGGAGTTACCTCGATTGGCACCAATGGCCAAGAGTCGTCTATGTCTGCGGCCGCATCGCTCTATACCTATGACATGCGCACGGTCACTGGCACGGTCAAGGCTTCGTGGACTGCGGTCCAAGGTGCGATTGCTTACAATGTCTATAAGACTCAGGTTTCGTATTTCGGCGTTCTGCCTGTAGGTGTTCAGTATGGGTTTGTCGGCACCTGCAAAGACGTTAACTTCATCGACTCTAACATTGCTGCGGATTTCACCCAGACTCCGCCAATATCCAAGAACCCGTTCGTGGGTTCTGGCATTGACCATGTCACCGTAACCACGCCCGGGACCTATACCACTGTCCCGACTGTGTCTTTCGGCGGATCGCCAACCATTGCCGCGACTGCGATTGCGGTGTTGCAGGTTCAGGGTACCCCAACAATCTCTGCTGGTGGCGCAGGCTATGCCATTGGCGACACAGTTAACTTCGGCAGCAGCCTTGTGATGCTAGTAACCAACGTTGCTGCTGGCGCAATTACCGCATGGTCTGTCCAATCGGCTGGTTATATCTCATCCGGTACTGTCCCGGCCAATCCATTCAATCAAATCAACACTTCAGGCGCAGGCACTGGCGCACAAATCTCTGCGACTTGGGGTGTGGGTCAGGTGGTTGTCACCGGTGCTGGCGCAGGCTTTGGCTCTGTCCCGGCTGTGATCTTTTCCACAGGCGCTGCTGCTGCAACGGCTTATCTTGGCTCAACCTCAAATGGTGTGCCTACAGTTCCGGGATTTGTGCAGCAGAGGTTGTTTCTTGGGGGTTTGCTTGGCGCTCCGCAGAGTTTCTACCTTTCACGGCCGGGATCATATTTTAACTTCGACATATCCCAGCCCTCCCGTGCGGATGATGCTATCTCCGCGACGCTGGTTTCGGGCACACTCAACAACATCAAAGCGGTTATCCCGTCTAATTCAGGCATGCTTGTCCTCACCGACAAAGCTTCTTGGGTTGTGAATGGTGGCACGGCTGGCGCAGCGCTTACTCCGTCATCGCTGAATGCCAATCCGCAGAGCTTTGTTGGGGCCAGTGATGTTCCACCGATTGTGGCGAACTATGATATCTTGTATGTCCAGAGCAAAGGCTCGGCTATTCGCGATCTAGCGTTTAACATTTACTTCAATACCTTCACTGGCACCGATATCTCCACGCTCGCCAGCCATCTGTTCTACAGCTATACCATTGACGAATGGGCATGGGCTGAACAGCCGTTCTATAATGTGAATGCCATTCGCAATGATGGCACGATGTTGACCCTGACCTTCCTCAAGGAGCAGGAATTTGTTGGATGGTCACATTACACCACGCTCGGTGCTTTTAATTCGGTTGCCTCGGTTACTGAACCCACCGACACAGCCGGGACTGTTGATGCGGTCTATACCGTTGTTGAGCGGACTGTCGGCGGAAACTCTGTTCAGTATATTGAGCGATTCGCTGAGCGGGCTTTCCCGAATGGTGTAGAGGACGCTTGGTGCGTAGACGCTGGGCTTCAATACGAAGGCGCACCTGCAACCAGCTTTTCTGGCGGCGAACATCTTGCGGGGCTGACTGTGACTGGTCTTGCCGATGGGTTGGTGATCACTCCGTTTGTGATGGCTGCGAATGGGCAGTTTACATTGCCGGTTG